ATCTCCTCAGTCATCGAGATGGTGATCGGCACAGCTTGATAGCGCCACGGATAAAAAGCTGCCGTGATGCCATCAACGGCGTCAGTGTTCAGCGTGTCGTAGTCGCTGAACCACTCGGCAGAGTTCTTGCCGTAAAGAAGGTCTTCTTTGATTTCTTTTCCACCTGATTCCGTTTCGATGTTCCCGGCTTGCTTGAACATCTGAAGCGTTGGGTATTCGTCGAACACGTTGTCGGTGAGGCGCTTTCTGTGCGCTCTCATTGTCGTTGTCCAAGCGGCATCCCATGTTTCGGTACTTGTTACTGCGGCCACGGTTTGTTCTCCTGTTTATCTAACGTTCAAATCCCAGAGCCTCAAGCTCTGCGCGAGTTTGTGCTATAGACAAGTCCCCGCCTTCGTGCGTGACAATAGGAGTTCCCGATGGTGATGTAATCTGTCGCTTTGTTGTTTCCTTAACCGCTTTGTCCATTTCTCGCGCATTATTTGCAACGGCTTGTGCCTTGCCAGTAACAAGTTCGTAGGCTTCCCGAACCGTGTATGGAGATTTGCTTTGCGGGTTGCTGGTGTTTATCAATGCAGCAATTTGATCCGCATAGTTTTCGACATCGTCTCCGTATTCGTTTCGGGCATCGGCAATTTCGTTAGCCAACTGTTCTTGGCTCTGCTGCTCTTGCTGATATTGCCATTGCTGCACTGTCGGCACAATACCCTGCATCTGTTGCATAGTTTGTAAGAGCGGCTGCGTTTCTGCGGCAACGATCTGTTTCACCATCTCAACGCCCTGCCGTTGCTCATCCGTCAAATCATTGGCAAGCGTTGTCTCTAACTGCTCCGCTTGTGTCGGCGGTGGAGGTGCCGCAATCTGCTGAATTCTATCTCGCCATTCCTGTTCCGCTGCTGCTGCTTTCTGCTGTGCTTCGGCAAGATCTTGATCTCGCTTAGTGAAACCAGCCTCCAAATTTTTCAAGGCATTATAAGCGGGTTCAAAATACGGACGGTGCTGGTCTGGGATTTCCTCCAGTTTCGTGCGGCGAATATCTACAGCGTTGGGGTCGAAGGTTGTGGAGGTACCGTTCTCAGACGATGTAGGCTCAGACTGAGGTGCGTCATCACCAAACAGATCTGTAGCTATATCTGTCTGATCAGCGGACGTGTCAGCGGAGGGTGTAGCATCATCTTGACCGGAGTCGATGCCTTCTTCTGCCATGTTACATGTCCTCTACATATTTGTTGAGTCGCGCATCAAGAGATGCGCTTGTTTTTCCTGACATCATCTGCCGAGCTTCGTCTGGCGACAGGTCGATGGCAGGGGTGAATTCTTTGGACTGCTTATTTTCAGGTGCCTGATCACGCCAAGAGCGGGAACCGCCAACAGAGTCAGCGGCTTCGCTCACGTCATATTTTTTCAAAAGTTCTTGTTTGTGTTCGTAGGAGTCAACGACTTCACCGAACCCTGCGTGAAATTTTCCATACATCTTGTTGTGGCGCTGGCTGTCAAGATGGCCGTTGAAATGAAAATTGGCGAACGTGCGGTGCATTGCGCTGCCGCATTCGCACGGCAATGAGTCAGGCAGATTGCGCGTAATCACGTCCTGTTCTATATGCCCACAATCCTGACACTCATAATCGTGGCGTGGCATCAGCGCATCTGCTGAAGCATTGTTGCAAGAGCTTCTGGCGGCACGTCTCCCGGCCCACCTGCTGCCGGACCCGCTGCTGCTGCCGCACCGTTGGGCGGTCCCTCTTGGCCGTAAAGAGCCTTGTTGATCTGGCTGACTGCCATCAGTGCTTCGTCGGCTGTTTCAAATCCACCGCCGTCAATCGGCTGGCCATCTTCACCCATTGCTGGCTGTCCAGATTCTGATTCAATGACCCTATGTACGCCACCTACAACTGCATGTTGAACGGGCATGTTTCCTCCAGTTTTTTTAAGCAATTCCTGCTCTTTAGCAGCCAGTAACGATGGCAACTCTTCTTCAGTGGGAGAACGCGTTGGAATCATAGCCTGTTGATTGGTATTTAAAAACCCTGCCATTTGACGCCGCCTTTATAGTTGGGCCGTATTCTGAGAATCAACGGCGTTGGTTTTGATGAGGCTTGCAACACGCTGTGCGTTGCTCTGAACCTGAGACATCAAGTCATCTGGCCCCACAGGGCCTGTTCCACTCATAGAGCCAACGGCCCCGCCTTGCTGCTGTAGGAACTGCCGGTGCTGCTGTGCGTGTTGCTGGACCACTGCCAATACCATCTGCTGCTGCGGTGGCGGCACTTGAGCGAACTGCGGGTTCTGCTGCACCACTTCTGGCGATTGGAGTTTAAGGTGTGTCTGGTGGTCCTCTTCAGGCTGTACGCCGGGATCTTGTCCGCGTAGCAGCCAACCCATCAACTCCATCTGCGCCGCCTTCATTGCATCAGCATTCCGATCATCCTTCAGCAGCGTGTCCACGTCCACCTTGCGGAATGCTTTAATCATCATTTTGACGGCTTCGCCTCTGTCTACCTCTGGCAACTGTATCAGCCTGTCAAACAATCCCAGCGTATCGTCACGTTCAAGCTGTTCGATTAGCGGCAGCATCGACCCTGCTTCTATGTCTATGCGGCGTCTGCCTTGCAGCCAGTAGTTCTCAATCGCGGCAAGCCTTATGGGTTCGCCCTCTGGTGATATATTCAGGATATACTCGTTGGGCGTATACCTCTGGTCGCTCATCACGCTTAGGGCGTTGTCGATGATCCACTCGTAGGCATCGACTACGGCTACTTGCATCCACTCACGGTTCAGCTGCGCCTCTGATGCGTTGATGCTGGCCTCTGTTGCCGTGTTGGAACTTCGCGCCTCTACAGACATGATGCGAGACTCGTAGAACTGCGCGTCACGCTCAATCTGTATCTGGTCCTGTGGTGGGTTGCCCCAATTCAGTTCTCTTAGTGCAGTGCCGGGGTCATTAACCCACAATACAGACCCATCTTCAAGATTGCCAAGGCTGTCGGGCAGGTGGGGATTCGCCGTCTTTTCTCCCCTGTTGCCCAGTGAGATTCGTGCGTGTTTCTTGAGCAGGTCTACGCGCCTTGATACGCTCTCCAGAATAAGCTGCTGCGAATCCCTGACATATTCCATCAGCGGCACACCGTAGAAGGCGTCACCAATGTCAAACGACATACTGAAATAGGGAAAGCCGTTAGTTGTCAACCAGCCTTCTGGTTCGCTAAACTCGCCCGTCAATAACACTTCTTCGGCGTTGAACGGGTCAGGCTGTGTAATGGGTGTCCGTGCAAGGAAAGGGTGCTCGATTTCTTCAATAGGCTGCTCAATGTCGTTTGCGAAAACGATCCGCTTTTTGTTTACGCGGTCGTGGATCTCATAAAGCAGTACCATTTTCTGAAGTCGTTTTGCTTCAGCAATGGCGTCCTCTTCCTCTGAGGTGTCTACCATTCCGTTGGAATAGTTCACCAGCACGTTGTCGAGCGTAGAATCGCCGTCACTGGCAGCAACTGGAGTCAACTGCCGTCTAAATTGCTGGAATCGTTCGTCCTCTTGGGCGAATTTGAGCGGCACCAACATCTTTTCGATCACGTATTGTGCGCTGCCAAAATCGTTCGGCGGCACAAGAGGATCTACCATAATGTTGAACGGGCTAATCCTTTTGACGAACGTGAAATCCTCTTGCAATGCATCGTTGTAAACGTAAGGTGCCTCTGCCTCTGTGGAGTTGGCTGTATTGTAGCCGATCTTCAGCCAGCCTCTGTAGCAGAACAACACGTCAAAAATAGTTTGGTGGATCTCAGGCTTGACATCCATCACGTCGAGTGCTTCGTTGGCAAACCGCTCCAGCACCATCGACCCATACTCAAACGGCTCGTCATCGACGTTTAAAAAAACTTTCGGATAATTAAATGAGATGGATGCAATCAGCTTCCGAACCAGCGGAAAGAAGGTAGAAATCTTCACCATGAAATCAGATTCCATACCGGGAACCTGCATTTCCATGTTGTAGATTTTAATCAGCTTCTTCCAGCGTTCGTGCTTGGGCGCGTAGTATTTCTCACAGTTTTTGATCGTGTCGCGCCAATATTTTTGCTCTTCAGCCTTCAATTCATTCTCCCTGTTCGACTTCGTGGCCCATCAGCGATACGAACAGATCCCAATCCATGCACACCATCGGCTGCTGCCTGTCCCGTTTCAATATAAGGACATCGCAGTCTCCCATCCATTTTTCGAGCACCTGAAAGCCTTGGCCGTTTTTTCTGGCCTTGACCTCTGCGGTGTATTTATGGCGCGGCCCAAATTTTACATCACCAGAAATAGCACCTGCGCCAGACAGTGGCACACGAAATGCCGGGATGCCGCTGCCCTTTAACGTGTTGACAATCTCGCGCTCGACGCGACTGCCTTTTATTTTGTGTGTTCTTCCGCTCATACTATCCTACGAAATTAGAGGAATACTTGCTATTATTTTTTTTGCGTAAGCTTGTCAGTATCGCTTCTGCGCTGGTCACAGGGTCGGGCCTGTCCACGTCTTCAACCTCCATTGGTCCGTATATCTGCTCCAGCCCCATACCAACGAAGGCGATGGTATCAACTTGATCGTCTACGTTTGTGTTGGGGAAGCGCCTTAACTCCAGCAGAAAATCGTCGGCCCACTCCGCATCAGACGGCACATGAACCATTCCCATCTGTATCCGTCCCTGTATCGACCGCGCCCTTGCGGCCTTGTTGGTAGCAACCGCAACAGGTGATCGTGGGATAAACGCTCGACGCTCCCGCATTCGCTGCACCAAAAATGGCCCTATGCTCTTATTGATCACCGAGTTCTCTTCAAACCATCGCACAGGTTGCCACGTTTTCATCAGATCAATCGCTGACTCTACCCACACGTCTGACTGCGATTGCGCCCTCCACAGGTCGAGAACCCAGATGTGCTGTTGGCTGTCCACTCCGACGACGATATGCACCGTCCAGTCTCCGGCGTTGTCCTTCGTCGCATAATCAGATGCGGCATAGATGGACAGCTGGTCAGGCTTTTCATCCCGGCGATAACGATGGATCTGGTGGATGTCGAAGAAAGCATTCGCAGTCACTACAGGGTTGAGCAGCATCTGGCAGCTAAAAATATATTCCGACATGTTCAGCCGCTTCTCTGCCAGATACTGTGCGGAGAGCAAAACAGGCCGACCCGAAATCTGTCCGTTGTCTGTTGCTGCGTGAATCCGTGGCGTTGCGACTCCCCGCTCCAGCATTGTGTTGTATGTATCCATGTCATCGTAACGGGTGCCAATATACCGTCTGATGCCGCCCTCAGACCCAAGGTTAATGGACAGCTCCCATCGTTCTGTGGTTTTGTTTATCTGGTCAGGAGTGGATACGCTGTGCTCGGTCACCACATCGTCATACACTAGTGTTCCGTAGTGTCTGCCAGTCGGCATCCCATCGACCAGCCCATACGCTTCAATTGTTGCCTCTCTCGGATTGCTCTGACGCCTTACCGTTAGCCCTTCATTCTCTGACCACTTGGGCGACTGCGTTTGCGGTTTAGCATACAGGATGTCAGGGAACCACGCCTTAAGTTGCTGATTGTTTTCCAGTTCCTCCTTGATCTGTCTCAGAAACGCCTTTGCCGTTGGCCTGTTGTAGGAGAGAATGCAGCAGGTCACCTCCGGATTGTTCAGAATGTCCTGTATCGTCAGCGCGAACGTGATAATTGTGCTCTTGTAGTGTTCCCGCGCCCACAGGTCCAGCATTCCGTTCGGGCTTTCCTCCACCTCCCGGCACCGTTCCAGTATCCACTGACGGTTCGCGTCCTCCCTCTTGCATACGTACACCAGCAGGAAGAATAGGTCGTTCTTGCACAGCCACCGCAGCATCTTGAACTGCTCCACTTCCGAGCAATTCGCCAAGCCACCGAGAAGCGTCTGATACTCCGATGTCGAGTTGAGCCTGAACGTTGACTGTGGTTGCATTGACCTCCATCTCCTGTGGTGCATCCATACCCAGCAAAGCACAGCGGCGAGACACAACCTTGTTAATCTGATCAAGATACCGTGGGTCACCTGCCAGCGTCACGGTTTCCTCTGATACTGTTTGCTCTTGCTGTCCGTTGCGCTGCGTCACTCGGCGTGTCTGTTTTACGGTTTCACCGATTGATCGGTTCCACGCTTCCCACGCCTCTTCTTCAACTCTGTTTAATTTTTCCAGCTGGTCGAATTTCTCTTCCTGAATGTAGTGCTTGTTCTGCTCTGCCCATCGCATTCGTAACGTCCGACGATCAATCGCAATCATCCCCGGCGAACGGTCCAATTCCTTAGCCTGTTGTCGAACGGTTTTACCCTGTGCAAGTCCTTCAGCTACAAGGTTCAGATGCTGTTCGCGCTGCGCTGTTGTTGTCGCTTTTCTTTTTGGCATTTCGATGTTTAAAACATATGGATTAAAACAAATTGAAACAAATATATCATACCGCTGCTGGTATAGGCTTTATGAATGTTAAGCCATATTCGCCTAAAGACTTCATAGGCTCGGCGTCGGCTCGTAAGATAAACTTATTATTTTTGAATGGTGTATAGTCTACCACATGTTGGTATCGTCCCCAACGCGTGTCGATACGCGTAACATCGGGGTGTTGTTTTACAAGGCTTTCGGCCATTTTGTATCTGCCGTTGCCTTTGTAAAGTTCGTCTGTATTCCCGCCCCCCATACGCATTGTGGCAGTCTTGTTTGCAAGAAACGTGCGGTGAAGGGCGGTAACCCATCCATCCTTTAATGCTCTCAAAGAAAGGTCTGTGTCTTCGTTGTATCGTCCTCTCCATTTGTAAGGAATATCGTTTTGAATCAGTATGCAGGAATAGATGCGAGTATTTTTGACGTAGGGATGCTGCTTTGTTTTTCTTGGCGCAAACATAAAATACTGCATTCCTGTAAGGGCCATATTTTTGTATCTGTCGGCAAAATCCTCAATGATGCGAAACGAAGTGCCTGAGTCTGTATAAAAGTATGAGTTTCGCCAAAGGATCTGAAAGTCTCTGATATTATCATCAAGAATCCAGTGTCGTTCGGCTCCTTGCTGGATAGCATCTTCCCATACCCAGTTTCGTGCTGGAATCGAACCTTGACCGAGATTAGAAAAAGGAAGCACGGCTATAATGTCAGGATCGATGACTGCGGCATAATCATCATATTCCTGCGGCTCAATCACTACTTTGTGAGGGATATTGCGCTTCGTTAAAGCCTTTGTTGTCATACGCGACTCCCATCTGCCTTTGGAAATCACATATATCGGATATTTTGGGTTCATCCTTTGGCTTCGTTCTCCATCTTTTCTACAATTTTATTTGGATAGTGAATGTATTTGGTCTGGTCTGTAATGGTCTGGCCTATCAGTTGGGCAAAGTTCTCGACTTCGCTCTCATCGTAGAAATGCACAACGATCTTTCGTGCATTAGTATCTTCCAGATTAGGCGGTTCCATGCCGCCCCATTCCTCCAAATCACCTTCTTCCAATTTCTGTTCTAATTCCCAGTCGTGGAAAAAAGCATCAATATTGATTCCGTTCTTAATGTCAGCGAGTATTTTGTCTGCATCCCAGTCCAGTGACAATTCAGACGTTCGGTTGTCGGCATAGGCCATTTCTCTTGCGCTGGCGTCAGTCTCCAGATCCAGATCGATGCGCTTAACCGCCACCAATTCATCTCCCGCAGTCTCTACCACTCTGACATTTTCGATGCCTATCTGACCCGCCATCTCTGCCGTTTTATTCCCGGCAATGATGGTGTCGTTTTTGTCCAGCAGTATAGAGCGACCAGCCCCGTATTGCTGCAGGGACGCCTCCAATGCGCTGTTGCCGCGCTCAGTTCCTTTGTTGGCGTTATTGGGGTCTGGCGTCAGGTCTGATAATTTCATTTTGTTTACCGTTCATAAAAAAAGACCACCCGCCCCAGTGGATGGAACGAGTGGCCTACCAAAAGAGATTGCATGAGCCCGTACCCTTCGACGCGAAGCGTAAGCAATACGAATAATGCGGTCAAGCTAAAATGGTAGATCATCATCTGATAAAATTTCCGCGCCTACGGTTTCAGCTACCGCCACAGGTTGTTCAGTGGTCGGGAATGGGGCTGACACTGTTTTAGATTTGGGTGGCACCATCGGCGTGGGCTGTCTGCCGAATACCTCCACATAGGACCGCATTCTGTGGCCGCCGTAGAGTTTTGCCAGCTGCGCCATTCCCGCCTCACACACACAAGCGCATACTCGCTCGTATTCCATGCCGCGCTTATTGTCCGTAAATGGCACCAGCCCTGACCGGCAGCAGTCACATCCTGACGTTATTGGCCCTGCTGTGGTTTGATCTTCTGGCTGATGATTCAGTCTCGCTCTGGTCGTAATTAATTTATGGGGTTTTGGAAAAAACTCTGTTTCGGAAATTACGCTATCGACTACGTTTTCCCATTCGTCCACACGCCACCGTCTGACGGCAGCGAAATAGGCGTCTGAAGATTCGCTGTCCCAATCGCGTGGCCGAAAAACCTTGACCAGCCTGTTCATCCCCGGCTCAAATTCCTGTGGCAGCATTTGGTTCCCTTTCTGTGGTTGCCCTACTGCTGTGACGCCAGACGCAATATCGGTTTCCCGTTTTCGTCTAGCCCTCTGGCGAGTTGCCGTTGTCTGTGTTGCTCATCTTGAGCCTCTAACCTCTGACGATTATACTGTTGGTTCTGTGACGATTCTCCGCTGTAGTGCCGCATCTCCTCAACGTGTTTGGGTTTGATAAATCCAGTCAGTGCCCCTTTGCTCAATGCCTGACTCCACCACGGATGCGTCTTGGAAATCGTTATCGCTTCGACGATATCATCACTCGTAATTTCCCAGACACTACAATCTATGATGGCCTGAACAAGCTCTGGATACATCCTCCGACCTTTGTCTGATGGATACGTCATCGCGTAATGTTGGAGGATTTTTTGTGCGGCTTTTATGTTGTCTGATGTAAAATTTTTCGGATTCATTTTTTTGCCTTTATGCATACTTCGCCCATAGAGGGTGATTCAACCGGCCGTGATGCTCTCTCGTCGTTCGTAATCCTTAGCCTGTTGTTCGGTGGCTCCATCAGCACATTGTCGAATCCGCAACAGACGTTCAGGCGAACCGCTGGTTACTGTAGGGCGTCGATTACAGGCTTACCAGCGCATCGTAGCAATTCTATATTGACAACCTTTTAAGCTTACAACGGTAAATCAGTGCGACCGTTCAGCCATTCCACTATTGCAGCTG